GCCTAGTTTTTCAATATGGTATTTGTCCATCAGATGCACCGTGAGTCCGAGTTTATCCAATAGTTGTGTCAGTTTTTCAGCGGTATGCCGTTCACCCGATCCGGTGCAAGATTCTCCGGCTGCGGCGTCATACCAACCTTGAAGCTGTTCCATGTCTTCATCGGTGAGTTTGACAATCATTTTTCTTGCCCTTGCATTTCACTGGCTGGAATTCGCCACATCCCGCCGATCCGAAAGCCCTTTAGCTTGCCGCTCTTGAGCCATGCCCGGACCGTGGTAATCTTCACCTGGTAGATTTCCGCAACCTCGCGCGGCGTCAGATATCGTTCCGTAGACATATCGCTATTGGTGAGTATCCGATAGTTTATATCGGTTGTCAATGTTATTTGACAGCTTCGAGAACCGCCGTGATCTTCCAGACCGGCTCGAACTCATCCTGATACTCACGCTCGCCCAGGGAAACCACCCGGAATGACGCCAGGATGCCGTAGGATCGCGCGAGACGCTGTTGGGCGAATGACCCTGCCCGGAAGTACTGGAAGCTGTTCAGGCACCACGCAGAGCAGTGCGTGGGGTCTTGCGCGAATCCCGCACCTTTGGCCGCGCTCGGGACTTCGATTGTGGCCATGCCACCATGCTTCAAAACACGCCAGAGTTCGTTCATGGTATGGATGCGGTCCGGTAGATGCTCGAATACATCATGCGCGCGGACTTCCTCGACGCTGGAATCCGGCCATGGCCACGGCTTTGTCAGATCGGCGATGATATCCGCCGGCGGAACGATATCGACGCTGAGAAAGGTGTCGAACGGCCTGTCACACGCACCAAGGTTGAGTTTCATGTTCGTTTTGGGACGGGAGGATGCTTTGGAATCGGCAAAGGCGCTGGAGGCCAGTTGCCGCCGCACTCAATGTAGATTTTCCGCCGGAACATTTCCGCGCGCGACGGCGGGAACCCGAGCACATCTCTCACCCGCTCCCACCATGGCGTGTTTGGAAGATTAGGCTGCAATGCGCCTCCACTGTTTGGGATTCGATGTGGTATCTCGCGGCGAGGTGTTTCCCGCGTGGATCGTCGCCGTTATCATGCCGTTGGCCGGGACGCAAACGAACCGTCCGCTCTTGCGCGCGGCTGCCACGAAAGCATTGTCCTCGCCAATCCGCAGATCAGAGAATGGATTCTCGCGCCAGAAATCTCGGGTGTAGCAGAGGGAGACGCCGAGCGCGTAGTCCGGAGATCCTTCGTAGTGCCACCGCGCGCCATCCGCGGAGATGAACTCCATTGCGTTGTATCCAGTCACTACAGCATCGTTGTCAAGGAGTCGCTGCACCTGGTCCTCGATTCGCCGTGGGTGATAACAATCATCGTCATCCCAGTGCACGATGACCTCGCCCACCGATGAGGAAATCAGCATGTTCCGTTTTCGGCCCAGGCTGCACGGTGCGATGAGCCAATCACGCCGTACCCGATCCTCAACCACCGGCATCGTGGGCAGGCTCGGGCTTTCAACTTCATCCAGGATCACCAGTTCCGCGCGCTTATAGGTCTGCGCTAAAAACATATCGATGGCCCGGAGTGCAAACTGAGGCCGCCCCTTGGTCGGCATGATGCAACTCACAATCGGATCAGAATGCATAGGATTTGACGTTTCGGAGGATATAGGCTTCAGCGCCGTACTTGAACATCACGGCGGATGCTACGGTGTAATTGGTGATGACCTCCGCCTCTCTGTTCTCGTAGAGGGCAGAGACGATGAGCGCGATGGCCACCTTGATACTGTCATTTGCCTCCGCTTCTGGGCTGGCCGTTGCGATTCCGCAAACGTAGCGCGCACGTATGGCGTTGACCGGATAGGGTGTGAACGACGGCCAAGTAGTTCCGTAGGCTGGCAGAATGCCGCCTGGCATGCTGTCTGTGTCCAGAGCGTAATCAGAGGCCGCCAGCGTCGTCACAGTGCCAGCGGAGTCCTTGTAGCTCAGTGTGGTCAGAGAGATCAATGGCGTTGCACGTGGCAGTTGTATCCGCTGGCAGACAGGCCAGTAATCCCACACCGTCTCAAGCGTCTGCTGGTGGACCGTCATGCCGGTGCGCCACTCCAGGTACTCCCGCGCCGCGCCAATGTACATGGAGATCAATGCATCGTCCAGCGATGTGCTGATGCGCGCTTGTGCCTTCGCCTCGGCAACCGACAATGGTTCCGTGATCGGAGGCGTGATGACGGTCGGGGTGTAGAGCATCTATCGGCGTCCGTGCTGTCTCTGCTGTTCCCGCCGAATCGGTTGAAGCGGTGGCCGCAACGCGGGCGCGGCAACGCCCTTGTTTTCGTCCGGCTGTATGGCCTTATTCTCGACTGGCATAGTCATTTTGAAGAGTCTCTGAATCAACGTCGGATCTTGCCACCGCTCGGCAAGACCGCGAGATTCCAGACTGGCCGCCGATGCATCGTCGGTCTCAAACGTCTGCCCTGGATCGACGCGCCCGTAATCTCCAAAGAGTCCCCGAATGGCTTTCAACTTGGGCATGATTTCTCCTGGATAACGGGGCCACCCGCTAAGATGGCCCCAAGAGTGAAACACCGTTCTACGGAAGGTTTCCGTAAAGAAAAGCCGTGGCGCGGAACACCGCCAGGCACATGCGCTCTTCGCAGCGGATAGCGACCAAGTTCTTGATGAAGTAGTCGCTGTGCTCCGTGCTGATGTCGATCACGGCCTGCATCCGGTCGTAGATCGCGGCGAACTGGCCGAAGGCTCCCATGAGGAACTTGCCGGCCGTCAGGCTGTTGCTGAGAACCACCGGGCGGCCCCACAAAGTCGGAACGCGGACCACGCCAGAACCGGACGGATCGCCGATGATATAGGTTCCGGTGTTCGCTCCGCCGACGTCGGTCTTGATCAGTTCGATTCGGCCGTAGTCAACCGGGTTCAGAACGATCCCGTCAACGTAATTGTCTCCGGCTTCCAGTTCCATGATCGCGCGGCGGAGACGGTCAAGCTTGGTATCGCCGCCGACATCGTACGTTCCGGCGTAAGCCGACGCCTGCGTGGTGATGCCGTTCAAGTGGTTTCCGAGGTTGTCACCCGCGATGATTTCCGTCTCTTCTTTCAATTTCAAACCGTACATCAACTTGTGGTCGATGAAGGCCGCGAGCTGGCCGAAGTCGTCCAGCACCTGCTTGCTGGCGGGAATCCAGTGAGCGATGGTGCGGACGTTCGCCGATGCGATCACGAACGTGTCGGCGGACTCCGCTTTCGAGGAAGATTCCGCCTGCGGCGAAGCCGTGTTTGTGAAAACATTCTCGCGGACGTAATCCACCGCGTTCTGCGTGGTCGTCAGATTCGGGATCAAGTCCCTCATCGTGAGGCGCCGCTCGGCCAGCGGGATGATGCCGCCAACGCGCTGCGCATTGAGGATACCGTAGGTCGCCGATCCAACCGCCGCGCTGTCGATGGTCGTCTTCGCTTCCAGGAATCCAGAGGCGCCCTTGGTGAACCCGTGCGGGTTGACATCCTCGAGTTTCATCGCCGCGCCGCCGCGGTGCCAGCCGCGCGCCATGAACCCCTTGAACTGTTCGTTCTCGGTGAACATCTGCCCGACCGTCTTGGTCGTTTCCGCGCCGCCAGCGCCGGGCCGGGCGCGCATAACGTCGATTTCATCCAGGCGGCGAATCATCGCCGCTACTTTGGTTTCGAGTTCCGGCGTGCTGATGCCCTTGAGCTTCAGTGCCTCGATTTTCGCTTCCAGATCGGACTTCGCGGCGTGGAAGAGATCGGTTACGATCTGCTCCAGATGCGCAGTATCTTTGATTTCCATTTGCATTTCTCCTGCCTCACGGCTGTAGAATTGCGTCCTGCCTGTCTCTCGACTGTCTTTGGGTCCTTACGGCCCGCGCGGGGACGCGCTACGCAGACTTACGGCTTCGGTTAGGCGGCTTGGAGCTTGGCCTTGACCGATTCAAGCCATGAGTGGATATCAATGACGGCATCCGGCTCAGTGCCTTTTGCGGCGGCTGCGGGATCGGAAGTGCTGGGTTCCACAGCGGCTTCCTCGACCAACAGTGCCATAAGATTTTTGATTGCCTGGTTGATGAGCTCGACATCGGTGGCGCTATTACGGCGTCCGGCCTTGGCGCTCATCCACATCATCCCGCCTTCGTCCATGTTCGCCATCATGTCCAGATAGGCGGGGACGAAGGAAAGGTAGGCTTCTCGAAATTGTTCGATGCTGGTGGTGACCTCGGAGATCACATCTTCCTGCTTCATTTGTGCCATCAGTGCATCGCTAAGCGCTGCTGATAGAGCTTCCATAAACTGCCAGCGCATGGAGAATAGTTGGGTTTCGGCCAATTCCGCGGCGAAGTCTTTCTTCCCGGCCACCGCCTTGATCGACGTAACCACGGCCAAGGTGTTCATGGGGAACGTGACCACGCTGCCCTCGAATAGCTTGATCTCCTCCAGGAAGCGCACGCCTTCTTTGACAGATTTCTTGATCGCTTCGAAGCCGATGGACAGGCCTTTGATGATTCCCGCCTTCAGCAACAGGTAGGCTTCGTTCCCGCGCGTCACGTCGCGCAAGATGCGCCCCTTGACCAGCAGAGCGTCTTCGGAGTCGGACAGCGAAAGCATACCGATGGGCTGCTTGCTGTCATGCTGCCAGAGCAGAGGCACTTCCCCGCCGCTTTCTTTGATGGTCTTGGTGAACGCGCCGCGCTTGACCACATCACCGCCCAGGTCCACGTTGCCGTAGACGCTCAACATTCCCTCGAAGGTCCCGTCCTCCTGGACTTCCTTGATCTCAACTCGAAAGTTTTTGGTTTCGGCGGTGCGCATGTCTTTGCTCCTATTGTACAGATTTAGGCGGAGAAGTGGGAACGGTATCGGTGACGGTGGCGATGTCCTGCATGTTGAGCTGGACGTAATGCTTATCTCCGTCTTCGATCGGGTTCAGATTCATGTAGGCTCGCACCTCGTTTATCGAGAGCGTTCCATTCGAAAGATAGCGGCCATATCCGACGGACTGCTGCTCAAAGTTCCCGCGCATGAACGCTTCCACGGAGTGCTCCATGTAGATCCCGTCCGCGCGTTCCCGGTCGGTGAGCAGCCAGGCGCCCGCGGCGCTCTCCCACCGTTCGCACCATGGCCGGATGGTTTCGGTGTAGTGCTCGACGTTCTGCTCTCCGATGTTAGAGAACGTGGCGCGGCTCAACTCGGCCAGCTTGTGCGGCTTGATTCGAAGGTACCGGCAGATCTCAAGGATCTGAAAAACGCGCGCCTCGATCAACTGGGAGTCGCGGTTGGTGTGCCCAACCACGTTCGCCTTCATTCCCTCCTGGGTCACCGCGACATCGTGAGAAGCAACAGAATCCTTCCACGCCTGCTTGACGTTTACTATCCCTTCCGCCCCGAGCTGCCCTGGATGCTCCAGGACGATGCCCGGTGTGTGGTCGTTTGAGAAATATTGGGATGCGTAATCGGCCTGATCGGAGTTCAGACGGATTGCCCGCTGCGCAACCTTCAGCAAGTCGAATCCTTCCGTTCCGGTCAGGCCGAAGCTGTTTAGGCGGAAGATGTCCGAGGCGGCAACGTCGGAAGATTTTCCGTCCACCCGCACCTGATAGTAGAGTGTCCCGTAGGTGTTCCGCCGCTTAGTCACGTCGCCCGGCTGGATCGGCCAAAGAGCCATCACCGCGCCCGCGCTGTCGCGCACAATTCGCGCATATCCTGTCCCGGTGAGCGCCGCGTAGCCGGTCACGGCCTCGCGGAACTCCATCGCCGTCATTTCCGGGTTGGGTTTATCGTGCAGCAGGCCCTAGAGAGGATGATCATAGAGCCGCTCGTTTTTGTTTGGGTCCGTCCG